AATGACATCAATACCTTCAACAGGAATGAGCGCCTTGACAAGTTCAACGCGTGTGATATTCTTGAAGCGCAGTTGAGTTGCAGTATTGGGTCTGAAAGTTGTACCGACAACATTGCCAGGATTAAAATTCACTGAAAAATTATAACGATTTTCTCCTGTATTCACGAGCCAATTGCGATCCGCACTATAGACATGAAGATTATATTCAGTCTCTTTGTAAGTAACGACATCATCTTCCTTCTGAACAAAATCTTGAGGAAGCACACTCTTACGTTCTGCCAGAACCGTCGTAGGATTTCCAACACCAGTATTGGCAGGCCCTTGGCGAGATAATTGTCCTCCAAATAATAGATTTCTCATATCAGGCTGTACTGCAAGAGAAAGTGTAGGAATTTCATTAATTAAATTTGTTCCTTGTTTTGCGATAGCCATGGATTCAGAAGGACGTAGCATTTTTTCAGTTTCAATCATCTGTGTTGCCTCGGCTACGCGAGCGGCTTCAGCCTCACGCTGTTTCTTTGCCCTTTCATAGAGATTCATTGCTGAAGGCTCATTTTCATCATCAAGTGAAACACGGAAATCGGGAGGCGCAGGAGGTTGTACAACCCCTTCGTTGCGTCTATCCTGGAGTGCGGCAAAGCGAGAACTTACATCAGACCGGAGAGGATCATCAGAAGACATAATTAGCGCCTGATCCTCTTTCTTGCTGACTTGAATACTTGTTCTCTGTAGATAGGCCATATAGTCAGGAATCACTGCAGTAAGAACTTCCTTATTAAGAACTTGTATGGAAGTAACCGTCTTATTTTGACGATAGACCTCGGCCATATAATGTTTTACTGTTTTCACAAGGCGTGTTTTCTGAGTATCATCAATTGTCCTACCTGTGCGTCTTTGCACATCTGAATATAAAAGACGATCAAGCATCTGTTCATTTGATTCATCAAAGAATGCTTCTTGAAGCTTTGTATTCGCAGCCATCTAACCCGAGGCGCATAAAAATCAAAAGCAACTTGGCGCGAATGAAGCACTATGTACTAAACATCCATTTCCGAAGACGTAACATTTCTCCATCAGGAGGTGCGCGCCGACAAAAGTGTCGGAAATCTTCTCCAAAGAGCATTCTAGAAATAAAATACATGGAATACATTCCACATTCAGATCCCTTAAATTGAAACCGCCGTGCATTGTATGCAAGTTTCATTTGCGGATCTTGAAGTACAAGCCACTGCATAAATTTCTGAATTTGTTTGGGAGCTTCATAGCCATAGGAATCAAAATAGTAGCAGCGATGTTTGGGAATATCCACATAATTTGCAATCCAGTGACTTCCTGATTTATTATGAGGATCCGTATTGTAGATAATTCCAACTTGCAATTTTCCAGCAGCAACAGATTGTTTTAAATTCAAATCACAGATTTCTCCAATTAGACATTTATCTTTTGCACCCGAATAAGGATCTGGTGCTGCAAAATCAATTGGAAAGGGTCCTAGAAATTTAAATGTAGGATAATCTTCTTCATATTGCTTCATTACAGATTCAATATTTGTACTGTCGAGCCACATATCGGGATCACTTTTCCATGAATCAGGTTGCTTCGGTCGTAGATATTCTTGTTTGAGTCGGCTCTTCTCTTTATCATCAATTGGAAGAGCATCTACAAACGTCGATTCTGCATCAGCTGGAACACCTAACTTTTTTTCTAAATGGGCCCTAATATTTGTCCCATCCGATGAACCTCCACCCAATTTTCCTGCAATCTTTCTCAAATATGAAGTTGGAATACAACCATTTGCAGGTCTTTCTTGACCTACTCTCGGTCTGCATTGATAAGGTCCCGGATTATAGTACTTAACATTTTTTCCATTGACGTTCTTTTTAGAACGACGTGTTTTTCCAAATCGTTTCTGTTTCCGAGATTTGGCATTCATCCTATTCGTTCTTGATTTTAAAAGAAGAAAGGTTAGGATGGCGTCAAGTACAAATAATGCTGAAAAGAGTTATTCATTGGTATATTTTTGGAGATATATTTTCTTTCCACTTCTTTTAATTTCATTACTATTCTTTGTTTTCCTTGTCTTTACAAGTTATAAGAATTTACCTGTTTCAGGGATGCTTCCCAAGTTTGCCGCCTCGGCACCTTCTGTCTGAAGAGTATAGTTTCTTCTCTATCGTAAAGTAGTGAAAGAAATGTCATATCTTCAACCTGTATTAATGGGAATTTCACTTGTATTACTTCTTACAGGTATTATTATAATGTCTAAATGGGCAGGAGATTCAAATTCACTTGCAGATATTCAGAAATCTCTTGGTGTTATTGCTGGGATGAGTTCAATTCCTATAATCTTTCTCGGTTTTACGTATTACATGTATATCAAGGAAAATACAAGTGCCTTCATGCCTACACAAATTATTTTAACATTTATCAATTTACTTCTAGTAATTACTGCAGTAAGTGTAAGTGTTCTTGTAAAACAATAAGTGTTTAGAAGTTAAAACTTAGAATATTATTCAATAAGCAGTTCCTCTTGCTTTTCCTTTTCCTTTTCCTGTTTCTTAGCTCCCTGAACCAAGATTCCAAGAATCCGATGTTGAAGACGTGCGCGGCCTGTCCAAGTATCATTTTGAATATGAAGAGAAATTCCTTGGAGCTGCAGGGCAATTCGAACCCTTTGACCAGCCTTCAACAGTCCCGGTCGCAAACCATCATACCAGATATTCTCCGACCAAACCTTCGTAACATTCTGCAAAACCCTTTTTCCATCTGCCCCTTCTTGAGGTGGATGAAGAATGGGACAGTATAAATGAAGTCGTTTTTCTTCAATCATGGGTTGAAAAAATCGCTGGATATCTTCCTTTCGAAGACTATTTGAACCAAACCAGGCCACCTGCTGCTGCGATACTGTATTTAATAAACTTGTCTGCAATGCCTGGAGTTTTGCAACGGCTTGAGGAGAATCAATTAGTATTTCAAGACGACCATTGAGAGGATCATAGGATTCCACTGTAAGATGCGGAAGTAGAATATGAAGACTCTGAAATACACTTTGCCCATCAATGTATGCAAGAGGAGCAAGGGGTTTTTTATCTTTTGTACCTTTTACATTCTGAACATAGAGGCTGCCGATTTGAACTTTTGAGACTTCGAGTTTTTGTAAGGGAATACACCACTCCATAGAGTGTAAAGAACTTGTAAGTTTAGACCCTAGAAAGGTACCAATGGAACAAAATATATCTTGGAGAGGCCCTCCTGGCGCAGGAAAGCGCTATCAACTTCTACAAAGGCTTGAAATGATTGCAACTCAACGCAGAATTCCATTCCGAGTGCAAACCAAACTCTGGAATTTAGACAAACTAAAAGAGGATGATATTGACAATGATGCAGAAGAAACAAATGTTGCAAGCAAAGATCAAATTCCTTATGAATGTTCAACAATTCACTACGGATTTGATGTAAGTCGTATGAGTCTGCAGGATCGGCATATTATTCGTCCTATCCTTGATCGTCTTGGAAAGGGAAGCCATGTATTAGCAAAGGAAAAAGCTGAATCGCGTATTCTTGTCTTCTATCATGTCCATTTACTCAGCACAGAATCCTGTATTATTTTACAGAGTCTATTGGAACAGAATAATGGAGATATTGCAATTTGGGTGACGTCTGAGCATCCTCTTCCTCTAAGAATTGCACACCATTTTACAGAGATTTCAGTCGGTGGAAAGGACCGCGCATTAGAAGCTATTCAGACGCGAATTCGTACTGCAGGAGGTGATCCGAATACTTTGTATGATCCTCAACGTCTTTTTAATGAAGCCTTTGAAATCTGGTCTGTATCTGCAAGACCAACAATTAAAGATGTTCATATGATCCGCGCATTTGTCTATGAATGTCTAATTCGCAATATTCGTTGGATTGAATGTCTTCATCATAGTATGATTGCAATTTTACGTCTTCAAATAGAAGTAAATAAGAAATATAAGGCAATTGATTTACTTGCGAGCCAAGAAGGAACTGCGTCAGGTCAGACAATACCGAGTTACAGGATTCCGATGGCCTGGGAAAGTCTTTTTTTGCAGATACGTGATGCAATTTCTTCAGATCTAGAAGGGGAAGTGAATGCCGTCGCAATTACCAGCACTACTGGAACTTCTGGTACCACAGTTCAAAACACAGTCATTGAAGAATCAAAGTCAAAGGAATCAAAGTCAAAGTTGCAAGTGGATGAGGGAGCCGCCAAGCCAGGAAGACGTCGAGCGGGCAAAGGAGCAAAGTCAAAGTCAGGCGCAGTATGATAAAGAGAATTTAAAAAAGGAAGTATGGGATGCATATATTGCAGGAACTTTTGTCCTAGATTGCAGGAGTTGTGTATATGGTAAAGTGATGGCCTTTGTTCCTGCTGGAACAGATCCGACACCTTGGGATCTTTGGTCTAGAATTTTCAAATACTTTGGTGTTTCTCCAGGAGGTCCATGGAGAGTTACATGGTTTGCATCGCAG